GCGAACAATCCGCTCCCTGAGCAGCCACGCTGGAACGCGCTAACCAGCCTGATCACAACCGCACTAGAAGCTGAGACGGCGCAGTACCTCTGGTCATACCTGACGACCGACGGCGCCTTCTACGACAAGCCGCAGTATCTCGTGGGCGGCGAGTGGCTCACGCTTGCAGAGGGCAACACGCAATCAGCCACCGGCTACATCGAGGTGGTGCTGACCGCAGGTGACCTGTTCGGCTTCCGCGTGCTGTCCACCGACTCGTGCTGCGGCATCGGTTTCCTCACAATCGCCGTAGGCAGCCCTACGCCGTCCCCAGAGCCGACTCCTGAGCCAACCCCTACCCAGACACCAGAAGCACCTTCACCAAGCCCTAGCGTGGCTCCTACCCCTACGCCAGAGCCTTCTGTAGAGCCTACGCCTGAACCTACTCCTGAACCTACTCCTGAGCCAACTCCAGACCCAACTCCAGAACCAACCCCAACACCAACGGAGGAGCCAAGTCCTGAGGTGACAAATGAACCAACCCCAGAACCAACGCCAGAGCCGACGCCTGCACCAACAGAAGTTCCGCCATCTCCTTCCGTATCTCCTGATCCCACTCCTCTACCTACTCCTGAACCCGAACCCGCTCTGCCAGTTGTAGGGGCTGCGGTTGAGGCAGTCGGCGAGGTGTTCGCCAACATCGCGGCCATTACCGAAATCGGCAAAGACCTTGATCCGATTGAGAAGGAAGAGGCGCAGCCGGTTGCCGTCGCAATCATTGCCAGCCAAGTTGCAAGTGTGGCTGCCGCAGCGTCAAATGCAGCACGAGGGGCTGCTAACATTGGCGGCGGCGGACCAGCGGGAGGCAATGGAAATACGCCAAGCCGAAAGGGTGGTCGCCGTGCTTAGGAACATCATCAACGATTTAGTCGGAGGCTCGTGGACGATCCTCGGTCTGCTCTTCGCGGTGGTCGTACTACCAGAAGGTCAGACGCAAAGCACAATGGCAACGCTGTTCATCTTGATGACAATCATCTGGGTGGCAACAGGATATTTGAGGTGGAAAGAATGACAAACGAAGATCACCGCAGGGAACTCAAGGAGCAGGGCTGGACGCGCATTGACACCGCGCCAGGCGAGTGGGTTGCGCTCGTCCCGAACGACGATGCAAGCGCCTATGGCGGCACGCTCTGGAAGCGTGGCGACAATGGCAACGACTACTCAGAGGGCTGCACCGCTGGTCATCCGATCAGCGCGGCACTCGACTACCAGAAGGCTGGTCTTGCACTTGCTGCGCACATCAAGGAAGAGATCGGCGAATGAAGTTCAAGGTCAAGTCGCAGCTCGATCACGTTGAGAAGGGCGGCATCCTAGACGACTGCGGACCGTCAAGCACGGCAGCCGCCGTTGCGTGGGCGTCTGGCTACAAGGTGGACCCCACCGCTGGAGACGGCATAGTCGCAAAGGCGAAGGCGACTGGCTTCGTAGAGAAGGAGGGCGTGTCGGACAACGGCTCGTCTCTCGGCGACTTGATCAAGACGGCAAAGCAGATGGGCGCGAAGGCGCGCTATGCAAAGTCGTGGGATGACGTCGTGATCTCCGCACATCGCGGTGCCGGCCTCATCATCTGGGTCCAGCAGGCGGTTGACTACCCAGCCGTGGAGATCAGCGAGTGGCATAAGCGCTGGCAGGCATACTGGACAAAGAAAGACCGCAAGCACATCGCGCTCGGCTACGGCCATATGACCGCAGCCGCGTGGGATGCCGTTGACGGATGGCAGTGGGCGTGTCCCACGCGATCAGGCAAGGGCAAAGAGAAGTTCGGGGTCGTCGTGACCGAAGAGCAGCTCAAGCAGATTGCTGCGAGCAAGAAGAAGCAGACGGGCGGCGCGGCGTTCAAGCACGTCGTCATCGTCGAGTGGAAGTAAGGAGTCAGAATGTATAGCGACATCAAGGCAGGCATCCGCTGGATCATTGACAACACAGGTGTAGACGAGGCGCTGATTGAGTTCTTCCGAACCTTCATCACCGTGTCTATCTCAGTCGCACTCGGCTTGGGCATCCCGCTCCTCGACATTTCTGGCGGTGACTTCCGCACAGTGCTGTCCGCAGGGCTGGCCTCAGGGCTGCAGGTGCTGATCAAGTTCCTTGACCCAAAGAACACTTCGTTCGGGATCAAGGAGAAGTCGGCTGAAGACAAGGCTCTTGCGGAAAAGCAATACGACATCTAGGCTCTGACGATCGGCGTGTAGTCGCGCCGAAGTAGGAGGTCGCAATGGAGGAGTTAGACGAGTTCCTGACGCTGCAGGGTGGCTACAAAGGGCCACTCTGCGGCTATCAGTTGCTTGAGATAAGCGACGCTGACCGGCAATCGCTGGACAAGGCGCTCGCAGCCGCGAAGATCACGGCAAAGGCAATCCAGAAGTGGTGCGAGATTCGCAACCAGCACTGGGCGCAGCAGAACATCCAGCGACACAGGAGAGGGGACTGCAAATGCCAGAAGACCTGATCGAGTTTCAGCGTGAGGACGAACTCAACGAACTGAAGTCGGCGCACCGGCGTGCGTTGCGCGCACTCGCAAAGAAGGATCAGCAGACCGAAGAACTCGTGGAGGCGGTCTACCGCGCCGCGAAGGATGCGGCGGTCGGGATGAAGATTCCAGCCGTGCCTGCACCGAAGCCAGACAAGCGCAAGGGCAAGCGCGAGGTTGCCGTCGTGCAACTGAGCGACTGGCAACTCGGCAAGAAGAGCGTGGACTACGACATTGACACCGCAGCCAAGCGGCTGCAGCTACTCGCCGAGAAGGTGCAGCGCGTCGTAGAGATTCAGCGCAAGGATCATCCTGTGGACACGGTGAAGATTCTGCTCACTGGCGACCTTGTGGAGTCAGACGGCAACATCTTCCCAGGACAAGCCTACGAAGTTGAGGCTGGCGGTCTGTACGTCCAAATCTTCCGCGGCGCGGAGATGCTGGCGCAGTTCGTCAGGGCGATGGCCGCACTCTTCCCGCAAGTGGAGGTCTACGGCGCAATCGGCAACCACGGACGCTTGGGACGCTACTCGGATCACTCGCCAGAAAGCAACAGCGATGCGATTCTTTACAACATTGCGCGGTCGCTCGTGCAGAGCGAGAAGCGCGTGAGCTGGAAGGAGAGTCTCACCGTTGGCGGTCGGCACTGGTACGACACGCTCGACTTGCCAGGCGGCAAGATCGGGATGATCGTCCACGGCGATCAGTTCAGGGGTGGACTTGGGATGCCGTGGTACGGCGTCGCAAAGAAAGCGAGCGGCTGGCGCTTGAGCGTCGCGCCGTTTGACTATCTCTGGTTCGGACACTGGCATCAGCCTGCGCGACTCGTCCTTGCCGACGGCAAGATCACGACGTGGTGCAGTCCGTCGCTTGAGAGCAGCAACCGCTTCGCTCAGGAGGTCGTCGGCGCGTCTGGCGAGCCAGGGCAGTGGCTAATGTTCTTTGACGGCGATGGAGAGGTCTCAGCCGAGTACCTGATCCGCTTGCGCTAGTGCCGTTCCTTGCAGGTCCGCCGGCTCCGAGGCCGCAGGACATAGGAGCCTGCACGCCGTGCGGGGAGACTCGCAGGGTGTGGAGGTTTGCCGAACAGGAAGTCAGCCTCACGGTCGGCTATTCTGCAGTCCTGTCCTACGCTATCTGCCGAGCGTGCCTAGAGGTGGTTCTAGAGCTGCTCGATGAGGACGATGACGCCGCTGGCTATGCCAGCGACCTCCCAGACTGACCTCCTCCAGTCTGGGAGGCTACCCCTTGACAAGCCGTGACATCACGCTCTAGGATCGTGACAGCAGCGAGGAACCTGACCAAGTTGGCGGGGCTGCTGAGGAGATAAAGATGATTCGGACACTGCAGGAGATCGCAACGGTCGTCACCTTCATCGCAGCAATGGTGCTGCTCTTGGCGCTGGGGTCAATGCGATGAGGCTGAACCGAAAGACGCAGCCACTGGTCTACAAGCGAGTGGCAATCCGCACGACGCTGCTCGATGAGCAGAAGCGCAGCGATCAGCAACTTGACATTGCCATTGGCATCCTCGGAGCGACGCTTCTGGTGATGGTCTTTGTGGTGCTTGGCTAATGCCAGTCTACGAGTACCGCTGCGGCGACTGCGGGCATCGGGAGGAACACACGCACTCAATCCAGAACGTCTACAACCCGCGCTGCGAGAAGTGCGGCCGCTGGATGCGGATGGTCTACTCACCGGCGGCGGTGGTTTACAAGGGCGAAGGGTTTGCGAAGAAAGATCG